AGCAGATCAACCGGCCAATGGTAGTAGTCGCTCCAAAAGGGCTCTCTAAAAGCACAGAGAGCCTAGTGTCATGTCTAAAAGTGCTCCACGAGGTTTCGAGGATTTATGGATTCAAAGGGGAGTGGGATCAATCTAGCACACTCAATCACTGGGAGGAAATGACAGTTTCGCTGGGGGGTACCTGGATGAAGGTGGCAAAGTATAAACTCGCCGCATTCTTCGCGTACCACACAAAACAGACGCTGCCACAACCTCCAAGTGGGATGTGCCCGGACAACCCCGCTCACCTTGTAGGTGGTCGGCTCGGAAGATTCCACCATCTGTTTCTGAAGCGTACCGCGGATCCTGCCGAAAGGCTCTCCCTCCTCGCCAGCTTGAAGCAGGCGAAGAAGGGAATGCCAAGGGCGGGAAAGGCTGAACTCAAGGAAAAAGAGACGGAATTCCGAACTTTCATCACGAGCCCACCACCCGAACCCAAAAATGCAGGGGAAGCGGCGATCTCGTCCAACTGGGCGGAAGTGAATGACGAAGACGAGCTTGACAACGTCCTGGTGACCAGGTCTCAAATGGAGAGAGAACTGGACAGGACGGTAGACGAGCTCTTCAACGAAATCACCTACACTACAGAGGAACGAACCGCAGCAGTATTCCCTAGCACCAGCGCTAATTACATCAACTCCCGAAAGGAAGGGGGTGCAATCGGCGCAATCCTCGAACACCCGACCCTGCTGAAAGGACTCAGAGTAGCGGGTGGATACCAAGTGGTAAAGACAAATGCAGAAGAGAGAGAGAAGAGATATTGGGAGAACGAAGAGATGAGCAATGAAGAGTGGACAGAAAAACCCTGGAACTGGACCAGCGAAAGACAACAGGTCTGGCAAACATTCTGGATCAGACTCTTGGGTGCTGCTGCAATAGAGCAACCAATAGTAGAACCAGTAGCGTTGGCAGAAGCCCTGAAGATTCGACTGATCACGAAGGGTCCACCATTCACTCAAACATTGCTGCGGGGAATCTGGAGAAAGTGTCACACTACTCTGCGGAGACATCCTGCATTCCATCTGATCGGGAATGAGGGTGTGACAGCAAAGTACCTGCTCGACCGACTCGGAAGGGAACTGGGACCAGAACAAGGGTTCCTCAGTGGAGACTACGAGGCCGCTACGGACAACCTGTGGAGCTGGGTAAGTGAGAGAATCGGAAATCGAATCTCTGACAGACTCAAACTCTATCCGGTTGAGCGGAGGAAATTCCTCGAAGCACTGACGGGACACAAAATCATGGTACCAGTCACCTCCCCAGACGGGCAGGTCACCGAGCAACTCAAAGACCAGACCCGGGGACAGCTTATGGGTTCTGTGGTCAGCTTTCCTGTATTGTGCATTGCCAACGCCACCGTCCTGAGGGTCGCGTGCGAAAAGGATCAGAGAAGAAAACTGAGCCTCAAGGACGCACCAATCATGGTAAACGGTGACGACGGCAGTGCAAAATGCACAAGGAAGGGCTACGACTGGTGGCGAAGCGCGAGTCAGATGCTCGGACTGAAGGAGAGCCTCGGGAAGACCTACTATACTAGAGAGTTCGTCGAAATTAATTCGACGAACTTCACTTACAGAAGGGACTCCCCAGAGCACTTCATAGACCGAACACCCGACGGGCGAATCGTCAACAGACAACAGCCCTATAGACAGGTGAAGTACGTCAATATGGGACTGCTGCTCGGAATGAAGAGATCCGGCGGCAAAATCTCCCTCACCGGGAGACAACCTCAATACGACGACATCGGCACCCGCTACAGGGAACTCACAAGACTGGCCCCAACACATCTCCGGGAGCAAGTGCACAGGGCGTTCATCGACCATCACGCAGAAATTCTCCACAAGGCCCAACCCCTGCCTTGGTTCGTTCCAAGTTGGATTGGAGGTCTCGGACTGACCGGAGTCAAAGAGCCGAGCGAGATCGATCTCAAAATAGCAAGATTGATCCTGCTCAACTGGAAGACTCAACGGCCAATCGACTTCCAAACAGCTAGGGACGTCCCATGGCAGGTGTGGAGACTCGCAGAAAAGAGGGTTCCCGAACCCAATTACACACGTGAAAGCGATAGCAACGGCGAGCAGGTCTACCTGAGAACCATGGCCGACGAATGTGTTGCGTTGTTGTTTGACTCGAATGTGTCTCTGGACATGCTTCACCCGGATATGAATCCCGATGAGGCAGAAAAGGGAAAGACACATGAGATAAAACGCATACTGAACCACAACCGTCGACTCTGGGACCCAGCGAGATACAAAGGACTCGGACAGCCCCTTGAATCCGACCGCCTTCTCTTCAAGGCAATGTATCCCACCTACCGCAGGAACGCCAGCTCCCTCTCCCTTGAACCAACTCTCATCTCTCTCTCTCATGCTGACACAAGCACACAACTGGACTGAAATCTGCTCTGCGACGTTGGCTGTTCAAGGATTACTCCTCGAAGCGCGTCGTACGAACCGTTGATAGAATACTATTCAGCGGGATTTTCAGTGGGCGTAGGTAC